GCTAAACCACCACCAAAATTTCCAGTAATTAATGAACCTGCAACTTGAAAAGCTAAATCTTTAAATCGATCACCAGTAGATTTTTTTCCACCTTTTTCTTTTTCCATATTAAAAATTCTTCGTAATGTTTCTTCAAATCTTTTTAAGATAGGTTCAAGAACAAGTATTCTAATTGTTAACGCAATAATTTCTTCTATAATAGTTCTAAATACATCTCTAAAAGTATCTCGTAAACTTTGACCAGCAACAACTGCTTTTGCAACTGATCTACTTAATGCATCTCCTGCTTTATTTACAATATCAATAATTCCCTCTACGATTTCTTTGGTTTGTGCTGATACCGTTTCTGATGCTTTATTTACACTTTTAATTGTAATTCGTAAGGCATCATTATTTTTTTTCAGTTTTTTTGTTTGATCTTCTATTTTTTTATTTACATCTTCAAGTTCTTTTTCAAAATGATTCATTGCAGAAGATGATATTGTTGTTGCAAGACCTAATGCACCTAGTAATTTTAAAGCTGGGTGTTTTCCTATAAGATTAAGACCAACTGCTACTGCTTTTGTTGCAACACCAAATGTTGCAAAGTTTACCGCCGACGCAAGTGCTACAACACCAAGTGCTTTCAAGGCAAATACAATTGCTTCTCGATTTTCAACTAAAAACTTTACACCGTCAGCCATTGCAGTTCCAATTTCTTCTCCTATCCTTTTGATTTCTTCTTCGTTCTCTTGTAATACTTTAACCAGATCACCAAAATGAGCAGTCAATCTTGGAATAAATGCACCACCAACAGCACTTTCGAATTTAAATAATGAATCTTGCACTTGTGAAAATACACCTCTTAATGTCCCTGCCATTTTTTGTGTAGAATCAGCAAATCGCCCACCTTCACCAAATGCTTCTTCAAAAATCTTGACTGATTTTTCTGCTGTTACAGATACACCAGCTTCAAAACCTAATAATTCTGCAATACCTTTTTCTTTTAAGATTTCTGCCGCTCCAATACCAGCACTTGCAACTCTTTGAAATTGTGAAGCCGCAACTTCAAATGGTTCTGTTGAAGTCGCTGCTAAATTACCAACTATTTCTAAATTTTTTCCTAATTCCAAAGCACTATCACTTATTGCTAATAATGAACCAGCACCTCGTAATATTTCTTCAAGTGAAAAAGGTACTCTTGCCGCGAACTGTGTTAAAACTTCAAATGCTTTATTACCTTCTTCTACATTTCCAAACATAATTCCCATTCGTAAAGCCAGTTCTTCCATTTGGATTCCAGCAGAAAGGATATTTTTTGTAAATATTGTGCCAAAGGTAATACCAGCAATTGCACCTAATTGCGTTACTCTTTTTCCTACATGTAAAATTGATTGATTGAGTTTATTGAAACTCTTACCCATTTTTGAGGTAGAGCTATTGACTTGTGATGTAGCATTATTAAGACCTTTTTTTAAATCTCTTAAATCTGCTTCAATTTTTACAACTAATTTATCAAGTTCTGTTGCCATTATATGTCAGGATACCTCTCCTTCAGCTTTTCTATCCTGTCAAGTGTCATTGGCTCATTACTTGACTTTTTACCACTATTAAATTCTGATAAACCCTTAATCGCTAATGATACCTCAAATACTGACATTTGCCAAAAATCTTGACTTGGTATTCCGATCATACCTTGACATATTTCAATCCACCTTTCATAAGGTAGACCTTTTGATTCATCAATTTCTACGAATTTTTTTTTTCGTCTGTATCTTCTGAATCTTCTGTACCAGCATCTAAAGCTAATGTTAGTAATTCACCAACTAATTTAATTGAATCAGCATATCCTAATTTAGCAACCAGTTGTTTAATTTCTGATGTTTTGACATCTTTACCACTAGCCCTGAATGATATATATAAAAATTGTATTACTTCTTCAATCAATATATCTGCTTGTGAAAGTCTGTTTGCTAATTTTAATAAAGAACAATTAATTGTCGATTCAATTCTAGCACAAGTATCCAGCGACATCTTTGCTGTATACTCTTTATCTTCAACCGTTATTGTCTTTTCTGCTCTGAACTTGTTGCTCATTTTTCACTCCAGTTTTTTCAACTATCATTTTAACAATTTCATTTCTATTTCCAACATTTGTTGACCAAACAACACTATAATTATCATCATCAATTACAATAGATTTGACAGAATCCCATTTTTCAAAATGAGCCATTTCTACCTCTAGCTGGTGATGAAAATCTTGTACTTTAGCATCATGATTTTTTTTACCAATTTTGACTTTATCGTCAAACATATTATACAGTTGCCAATGTTATGGTATCTGCTGATTCAAAAGTCATAGAATACTCTACAGCACCGTTATACGATCCTGAATATTCTATACTGGTAACTTGAAATTTGCCTGTAAAGGTATAAAAATCAGGAACAAGGAACTGATAACTATCTAATGTTGCATCATCAAAATTTGTTAAAACTAAAGCTTCAACAGATGCATCAGTAAATATACCAGAGCCTGTAACTGTAAAAGATTTTGTTTCGCCTTGTGCAAGCAATTTTCTTACTCTTGCATCATCTTTATTTGTAACATCAACAATTCCTTGACTTATGCTGATTGATGTATCACGCAAACCAGCAATTGTTGTATACGATACTGGACTGCCTGATCCATGTTTCATCAATAAATCTGCACCTTTTTGAACTGCCATAATTTAAACTCCTAAATAAATTTATGAATCATAGACGATTATACTAACAGAAAGTATGCCATGTCTAGTAATTCCGTCTGCCTCTACCAATGTTGCTACCTGTCGAACTTGACCAACAACAAAACTTGCACCAGATACCGTTAAATCTTGATCGTGAAGTAAATTGTAAATCCTTTCCATAACATTTTTGATTTCTTTTTTTCCTCGATATTGGCTCCATACATCAATGTCAATTCCATACTCAATGCCGTCAAGTGTTTTTGTACCTTGATTTGTACCGATTTCATTACCAATAACGACATACGGATATGATGATGTTTGAGGTACATTGTCGTAAATTCTATTATTACCAACTAAGGAATCTAATGTTGAATCACCAGAAAGTAATGTATATATAGCTGATTGTAGATCAAATGAATGATATCCCATTAAACTTTTACCTTATTGATTGCAATATCTTGTTTGATTGTATCTGCAAATTGTTTTGCTCTTTTGTATCCCTTTGATCGTTTTGTAATAAACGGTCTATCAAGTCCACCGTCTGCTTTTGTATCGTCTAATCTTTTGGCATAGGTAACTCTTGTATAAACTTCTGCTGTATTCTTATCTTTTCCAAATGAGAATGTTGCTGGGTTTATCATAATACTATTTACCAATCGACCTGTATCAATGGCTGGTGGGTGTCCTTCAATACTTGGTGCATGAAATTTAGCACCTCTTTTTAATTTTGTTGATATTGATCTTGGAGTTTGCCTCATTGAAAGTTGAATAGCATTTTTAAAAAAATTGGCAATTCTGTTTAAATGTCTTTGTGTATTTTTATCATAAATATCAATAGCTTGACCAATCTTTGTGTCAATTTTAGAAACAAATTTTACCTTGATCATGTTGCAACACCTTCAATTGCAGAAATTATTTGATATCTTCTTCTACCTTCAAATTCATCTGCAATATGTTCAATGTTAAATAATTTACTGTTATACGATATTCTGAATTTTGGTGTTAATGATGAATAATATCTAATCTTAAAAACATAATTTGCTCTTGCCTCAATTTGATCGCCAAATACAACTTCATTTCCTGAATTGTTTTCAACTCTTGCCCATACAGTTGATGCTGTACTAAAACTTGTAGACTGTCCGCCCCCCTCATCAGTTGATTCTGACATGGATTGTAATGCAATTCTGTTTCTCATTTGTCCAATACTCATTATCCGTATAAACCCCCAAAATGTGCTGTTCCCCTGAATGGGTGTGTACTAAATTGATGAATGACATAAGGTCGTAATAATGCAACAGCAGAAGGCGGAACCATTACAGATTTACCGTCAAGGGCATCTCCTCTATGTTCAAACACATAAGCGGCATAATTAAGACACGCTAATTTTATATCTTTTGGTACAGCAGAAGTTGCACCATATCCAGCAACATAAGTTATTTCTAACGCATTTGCTACTCTTAATCCTGTTGGATAATTCTCACCTTGTCGTAAAACAAATTTTGCTGGCACAGATGCGTTATCTAAATAATATTTACTACTAGCAAATGTAGTTTCAGTATCATCATCAGCATAATATTTTACATTTGAGATTGATGCGACTGGGCTTTGCGGCAATATAATTGATCTACGGTTTATATCTTGGTCAATACCGATATATGTACCTTCTTGTATGACAATATCTGGTTGATAAACTGCATCAATAGATAATTTTAAAGTTTGTGTTGTAATACTTCTTTGTGTAAAATTTTTTGCCCAGTTATGTGCGGCGATTTGTAACATTGTTAATGTTGTATCATCATCACTGCCAGAAATTTTTAAATAATCCTTAACCTCTGCAATTGTAAATGCGTAATCTGTTTCTGCACTTGTTACTGTAATACCAGCCATTAGTCAGCTTCCTGTAAAGTATTACCAGCATCTTCCCATGCTTTAATTAATTTTCTATCAATATTATTATCATCAAGTGGCACAAACATTTCTACGCTATTAATAACTGCTTTAATACAACAATATTCACCTGTGCTTGGGTCATTGACCTTTTGTGCTGAATTGACTGTTCTGGTATCTGGCATTGACATAATATTCTCCTATGATTGTGCTAAAAATTCTGAAAAAAAGTCTGCACCTAAACCACCCATAGCAACATTTTGTTTTGTGGTTAAAGTTGTATCATGGTTTAATCCATATCTAAATCCATTTTGCCCCATATTGCTAAAATTTAATGTTGTCGTAGTACCAGAACCACCAATTAATGCAATAAATCCAACAGGATTAGCAGTAAGTGTTGGAGCTACTCGCATGGTTCTTCTAAGTTGTGGCGTTGGTTGAACTGCTGTTGATGTCGCAGCTTCAGCAGTTGGGTTTAAACCATTTTCATTAGCACCACCAGAAATAAAATATCTATGACAAGTTAGTAATTCATCATTATATTCTTGATGTTGAAATGCTGGTATCGTTGCACTTGTATATTCTCCAATTTCTAATTGAACTCCTGTTAGAAACCAATCATTTGAAGTGCTGTCTGCTAAATTAACATTTGAACCTGATACCCTATTGGCATTCGTACTAGAAGCAAAAGCAGAAGTGTTAACTGTGCCACCATTATAGGTACTACCAGAACCAAGCCACCAATTTATTACAAAACTTTCGTTTGCGTCATAACCAAATGCTCCTGTAGTGTCGGCAGGTACATTGATTATTTTTTCTTCCCAAGTATTTGCAGAGTCAACAGTATAAGTTTTTGATATTTGTCTTGAGTTATCAACATCAAAAAATTCTACGGTATAAGTGCCTGTCTTACTTGACTTGACGTAAAATTTCAAAGTTAATTTTTCTGCTGAACTTGTACCTTTTTTTATTAGTTGTAAATCTCTACCTTCAAAAGCAGTTCTAAATAATCCAAAATCTCCTGCACCAAGACTTGTGTCTGCTGTAGTGCAGTCTAATTTTACTGACCTTTTATAACCTTTGCCTGTTGGTACATCTGATGACTGACTTATTGACCACGTTCCGAAAGTAGCAAATTGAGTACAAAATCTATCACAAACATATTGGTTTGCTGTAATACCTGTTTTATCACCATATTGAGCTATTTGCATTTCTCCATTATGAATCAAAGGTCTTACATTTGGTCTTAATGTATCTCCACCAACAGACGCAAAAGATAAAGTACCAGATCCATT